ATCTTTAGAAGAAGTCATCAACGATTACCAGTACATCTTAGAGCTACCAGCCTGGCAGTTCTATAACCGAGATGCTACCGGAGTTTTTTATTTAGCTGAACAATCTGGAATTAGAGTTATTTATGATCAATTTCTTGAAAAATTTACCCCTGCGTATCCTCGATATAGTCTCAAAGACAATATTGCTTATACTAGCTACAACCTTTATAATCCTACTAGCCGTCCTACTTCTGCCTATAACAGTGTCAATTTTGCTGCAATCCCAAAAAAGGAAGAATTTAGGAAATGTTTTATCCCGCGCGCTGGACGATTTGTAGAGTTTGACTTTGACGGCTACCACATCCGTCTGATTGCAGAGATTCTAGGGTACGAGTTTACACCCGAAAGCGTTCACACCCAGCTAGGACGTCTGTACTTCAATAAGGAGGAACTAACCGAGGACGAATACCGCCAATCCAAAACCAATACCTTCCAGATCATGTACGGAGGGGTGCCGGATAAATGGCGTCATATTGAGTTCTTTGATAAGGTAGCTGAATACACGAATAAGCTTTGGAAAGAGTTTACCGAGAACGGAGTAGTATATGCTCCGATCTCTCAAAAGCCTTTCTACAGTACTCTGAAGGATATGAATCCTCAGAAACTTTTCAACTATGTTATTCAAAGTTTGGAGACAAGTCGAAACGTTCTTATATTAAAACAGGTGCTGGGTCATCTTCGGACTAGGAAAACAAAGGTTGTGTTATATACTTACGATGCTATCTTGTTTGACTTCAATCTCGAAGATGGCAAAGAAACCCTAGAGAATCTTAAGAAAATCCTAGAACAGGGGGGAAAATACCCTGTTAAGTTTAAATTTGGCAATAATTTAGTTTTAGACTAGTAAATTCTATTTATAATGGAAGTTGAATCCGCACCAATATTTGGTTATGACTTCGTCACTGACACAACAACTTGGAATGACGATATGAGTAATAAATTGTTCTGTACCTTTACCACGGAAGAACATCTAGATGAACTAGTTTCTACCATAAGTAGAAGGTACACAATCCTTTATAATAAGATTTTTGTATTGCACGCAAAAAGCAACGATGAGTACGTATGTACCTACAACGTAGATTTTAATAACGTTGCTAATTTCTTAGATAATACGATTTTGGTTCATCGTAAAAAAGAATCAAACACCCTCTACACAATCAATGCCCTGAATACTCTGATTAAAGAGTTAAATGATGGGTATCTTGACCCCAGCTACAAAGTAGACTGGAACGACTACCGCAACTGCATCTTGCTGACCCGCGGTAATGAACTAAAACGAATCAACACCCGGCTCCACAAAATTGTTGAGCTGTAAGTTGGATCGTAAAGGTTTTTTTCTTAAATTAGTTATGTAACAGTTATTAATCAGTTATTATTATGGATTTATCCCTTATCAAACAGAAGATGTCTGCCATGCAGAATGGCGGTCGTCAAGAACGCGAGAAGATCGACTACGATAAGATTTTCTGGAAACCCTCAGTAGGTAAACACCAGATTCGAATTGTACCGGCTTCTGACAATCCAGCTTACCCTTTCAAGGAGCTGTATTTCCACTACGGTATTGGAAAGTACCCAATGATTGCTCTAACCAACTTTGGTGAGCAAGACCCAATCGTTAACTTTGTAAACGAGCTTCGTAAGACTTCAGACAAGGACAACTGGTCTTTGTCAGGTAAGATCTCTCCTAAGATGCGTGTATTTGCTCCGGTAGTAGTACGCGGTGAGGAAGAGAAGGGAGTACGTTTGTGGAGCTTCGGTAAAGAGGTTTACAAGACCCTTCTACAGCTTGCAGAAGACGAGGAGATCGGAGATTACACCGACGTTGTGAATGGTTGGGATATGACCATTGAGATCACTCAAGGTAATCCTTACCCATCTACCTCAGTACGTATTCGTCCTAAGCAGACTCCTTTGTCAGAAGACAATGCAAAAGTAGAGTCATGGATGAAAGAGCAGCCAGTTGCTTTGGATTCGTTTACTAAGTACGATTTCAACTTCGTTAAGAAGCAGCTTGAGACCTACCTCAATGGTGGAGAAGAGACTGAAGAAGTAGCTCCTGCAGCACCTGCACCGGTTCAAGCAGCTCCTGCTGCCGTACAGGCACCTAAGCAGTCATTCACTCTTGAGAGTGTAGTGGCTGAGAAAAAAGACGCAGTAAGTCAATTCGACGACCTGTTCAAGGATACTGACGATCTACCGTTCTAATTATGGCAAAAAAAGGAATATCCGAGACCGCTCAAGCAGCGATCAAGAAGAACTTTGACCTCGGGAAGTTCAAAAAGAATAAAGGACTGGCATCTGCTAGCGTAAAGTTTAAAGAACAGCGCTGGATTCCTCTATCGAAAGCTTTCCAGGATATCACTTCTATCCCAGGAATTCCTGAAGGCCACATCACACTGCTACGAGGTCATAGTGACACCGGTAAGACTACTGCTTTGCTTGAAGCAGCAGTTGCAGCCCAGAAAATGGGTGTCTTGCCGGTGTTCATTATCACCGAGATGAAGTGGAGTTGGGAGCATGCCCGTGAGATGGGCTTACAGTTCGAAGAAGTAGCTGATGTAGATACAGGCGAGATCCTGGACTACGAAGGCTTCTTCCTGTACGCTGACCGCGGCAATCTCAACACCATCGAAGACGTAGCAACATTCATCCTCGATCTTATGGACGAGCAGAAGAAAGGCGAACTGCCTCACAACCTTCTGTTCTTATGGGACTCAATCGGTTCAGTACCGTGTGAGCTTTCAGTCCGCTCAAATAAGAATAACAACGAGTGGAATGCAGGTGCGATGAGCACTCAGTTTGGTAACAACGTCAATCAGAAGATTCTTCTTTCTAGAAAAGAAGGTCAGCCGTATACCAATACTCTAGTAGCCATTAACAAGGTCTGGACTATGAAACCGGGCATGCCGATGGAGCAGCCTAAACTTCAGAACAAAGGCGGTATGGCGATGTGGTATGATGCTACCCTGGTAATTACTTTCGGTAACATCACCAACTCAGGAACTTCTAAGATCAAGGCTACTAAAGGAGGCAAGCAAGTAGAGTTTGCCAAGCGTACCAAGATCCAAGTAGATAAGAATCACATCAACGGTATTACTACCCGAGGTGCGATTGTCATGACTACTCACGGCTTCCTTGAGGACGATAAGAAAGCAATTGATAATTACAAAAAAGATCACTCCCAATACTGGCTCACAACCCTTGGTTCAACCGAATTCGAACTTATCGAAGAAGGAAACATGGAAGAAGACCTCAGAGACATCGGAGTGGAGTTTGGTCTTAATTTGGATATGTGATGGGAAAATACGACGACTTGCTAGCCAAAATTCAGCCGTCGGAACCCAGAAAGCTTAACGATCATATTCTAGTGATTGATGCGATGAATACTTTCATCCGCAACTTCACGATGATCAACTTGATGAACCCACAAGGCTCTCACGTAGGGGGTCTTGTCGGGTTCCTTAAGTCTCTAGGCTTTCTAGTCCGTACCTTTGAACCTACCCGAGTGGTAATTGTCTTTGACGGACCCGGTTCTTCGGCTGCTCGTAAGAATATTAATTCTGACTATAAGGCCAACCGACAGATTAGTCGGATTACCAACTGGGAGATCTACGATAACAAAGATCAGGAGTATGCTTCAATGTCTGCACAGATTGAAAGGCTGGTAGAATACCTTCATATGCTACCGGTCGATTTGCTTGCAATCGATAAAGTAGAAGCCGATGACGTAATTGCGTACATCGGTAAACAATTCAATCAAAGCAAAGTAACAATCGTATCTTCGGATAAGGATTTTATGCAGATTGTTAATGATCGGATACAGATCTACTCCCCAGTTAAGAAGACAGTCTACGGACCGGCAGAAGTACTGCAGGAGCAGGGTGTTCTCCCAAGCAATTACTTGATTGTAAAATCGCTGCTAGGAGATAATTCCGATAACCTATCAGGTGTTAAAGGACTAGGAATA